ATGGCGAAACCGATGGCGGACAAAAATTATATGCTCGGGTCGATGAGGATGGCTTAATTCGATACACCTGTATTGAGGCTGACCCTGCTTATCAGGCTTGGTTAAATCCAACAGAAAACGGCATAATCTCGTAGGAATATGGCGAAACTTTGCAAAGCTGGGCAACAGCTCAGAGAGATGATAGATGACGCATTTCCCAGTAGAGATAGAAGTAGTGATGGAACCGCAGCGTCACCAGGACATAAGGCGCATAGTCCTAAATCTGACCACAATCCTGTGGGCCCAGAACAGATTGTACGTGCCCTCGACGTTGACGCTAATCTGGCATCCGACAAGTCCGCGACGTTCGACCTTGCTAATCAGCTTCGATTACTTGCCAGAACTGATAAAAGAATTAGCTATATCATATTTAACGGCAAAATCGCTTCCTGGGTTGGAAACTACCGATGGAGAAAATACCGCGGCATAAACCCGCATAAAACACACATACATATTAGCTTTACAAAACTGGGCGACAAAGACGGCAGTATGTTTAACCTGCCCATTTTGACAGGAGACACAAATGCAGGAACTAAAAGCAATAGCGGCAAGCTGGGCAAGAAGCTTTTTGGCAGCAGGAATAGCAACATACCTAGCGGTGGGCTGGGATGCCAGTGCAATTGTGAATGCCGCTCTGGCCGCGAGTCTGCCAGTCATCCTTCGGTATCTAAACCCTAACGACACAGCTTTCGGAAGGCGATGAACCCGACAGACTGGGCCGCTTTTGTTCTGGCCTGTTTATCTATCGCAGCTATCCTTATCGGTGGTCTGCGTTACATTATTCGCCATGAAGTACCTCTAATAATTGACCGCAGTCATATCGTGTCGCGCATCGAAAAACTAGAGGAGATGGTTCTAGAATTGCTTACTAACGATAGGAGCGCACGCCATGGCACAAAAAAGAACAAAGGCACAAAAGGCCGCAACGCGTCGCGCTAAAGAGCTAGCAGCTAAACGCCATACTAAAGAACCATTAAAGCCTATTGACATATGGGCTGTAGCTGTCGTTGAAGCGTATGAAGCATTAGTACGCGCTGGGTGGGATAAAGACCATGCACGCTGGTACGTTGAAGATACCATGCGTATTCCAGATTGGATTATCCCTAATCCCGACATGAGTCCATATGAGGATGAGGAAGAAGAAGATTAAACGAATAGTCGTTATATCTGACTTACAAGTACCATTTCATGACACAAAAGCCATTAGAAACGTTAGCAAGTTCATCACAAAGTACAAGCCTGACGACGTTTTATGCGTGGGTGATGAGCTCGATTTCCAGACCATCTCACGTTGGTCTAGTGGGCGGGACGAGTGGTCGGGAACTATTGGACGTGATAGAAATACTTGCCAGGAAGTTCTTTACGACCTCAGGGTTACCCATATCGTCCGAAGCAATCACACGGACAGACTCTACAAATCCCTAGCATCTAGGTTACCTGGCTTGATTGGATTGCCAGAGCTAGAGTACGAGAACTTTATGGGCTTTCGTGAGCTAGGCATTAAGTTTCACCGTAAGCCATACGAGATAACTAAAGACTGGATAATGGTACATGGTGACGAACAGAGCACAAAGCCACAAGGGGGTTTAACGGCCCTAGAAGCCGCTAAAAGGCATGGTAAGTCGGTGGTGTGTGGTCATACCCATAGGCAGGGTATTTCGAGCTTTACAACGGCTTCTGGGGGCCATTTAACGGGTATCCTGACAGGCTTTGAGGTAGGACATTTAATGGATACTGCACAAGCCTACTATACACGTGGGACATTTAACTGGCAGCAGGGTTTCGGCATCTTATACGTAGACCGTAAAGGTGTGACCCCCGTCACAATACCTATAGATAAGTCTGGTTCATTCGTGGTAGAGGGTAAGCGGTACGGCTAGGCCGTTATCAAATCGTTATACGACACGCCGATACTGGCGTGGTATTTGTCTGCTAGCGAGCGTACATTCTGCCCTAACGAAAGGGGCACAAATGAAACGCCTAACACTGGAAGAAAGAGCTAACAGAGTACGCTATTGCTCACGCTGTGATTATGTAGTTCTAGCTGATTCACATATTCTAAAACAGTTACACATTCAGAGCTGCCGCGAATATCTAAACGGCTGGGATTGTATGCACTTAGAAGGCAAAACACACTGCGAGTGTGATGCAGCATGAAACACAACCTAACACCAGAGCAGATTGTTTACGTCTGTTTTGGATTACTAATAGCTATGTCTTTAGTTTATTGGTTCATAATGTCATTAACGGAAAAACACTACAAAAGGGGCTATACACATGGGTACAACAGGGCGAAGTGGCTTTACAGCCAAAGAAATAATGGCGGAAGCCGCAGAAACGCTTGATGAACGCGGTCTCGATTACGGGCATCCAGCGATTAACATTAAAAGAATTGCGAATCTCTGGGCGACATATTTCGGACGGGAAATTGACCCGCTGGACGTCTGTATCTGTATGGCTCTGGTCAAGGTCTCACGTATCGTCGAGACTCCTAACAGAGACTCATTCATTGACCTGGTCAGTTATGCCGCACTTGCAGGAGAGTCAGTTATTGGAGAGTGGGACAATTTCGATGGCAATTACTAGAACTCCTAGAGGTACTTACTGCGACTACTGCAAAATGCACTGGGGCGTCAACGACCCCAGGGGACAGGAACAGGCCGTGTGGTCTATACGGTCAGAGCGCTACGGTAAGGTCATTAACCGTCATTATTGCTATATGTGCGCTAAGTACGTACAGACATGGTGGGATGGCACGCTATGGTCATTTAAAGAGCAGCTTGAATACACAGAAGGGTCTATGAGACTAGATGTTTAATTTAGAAAATTATGAAGACGTAGATACGCGCATACATAAGTTTTACGAAGAATATCCAGATGGTGCGATTATTACAGAACAGGTTATGAACGATGATGAAAAAGGAATTACCATCTTTAAGGCCATTGCTTATAGAACTTATGCTGATACTCAGCCTTCCGCTACTGGTTATGCGCGTGGTGTTCGTAAGGACCGTGGCGTGGACGCTGCTTTTCATTATGAGAATTGTGAGACTAGTGCAATCGGTAGGTGTCTCGCTAACCTGGGATTGTCTGCTAAAGGAAAGCGACCTAGCGCTCTCGAAATGGCTAAGGTTAACGACACTAAGAATAACCCTGCACCAATTCGTGTCAGAACAGAGGAACAAAAAGAATTCCTCAAAACAACTAACCCAGCAGCCGAAATTGTATGGGATACTAAGTTAGAACCACCAGCAGATGTAGTTTCAGCTTTTGATAATGCAGTGGATTTAGTAAAGACAGAATTAAAGGCTGAGCCGATACCAGAGTGTAAACACGGTCAGATGAAGCTTAAAGAAGGCAAGGGGCCTAAGGGACCTTATCGGGGTTATACGTGTCCGTTACCTATGAGCCGTAAAGCTGAGCAGTGCAAGGCTTTCTGGCAGGTCGTAGACCCTAGTGGACGCTGGTCATTTAGGCCTGAGGATGAAGAACGGCTATGAGTCAAGCGAGAAAGTATCGAGGGTACGCTTCTCAAAAGCTCGTAGCTGATTACCTACGCTCCCACGGCTGGGAACACGCTTTACCCGTGGGAGCTGGTAGGGATGGCACTGACATTACAGGTGTGCCAGGCTTAGATATTGAGATTAAAGCTCGTACTAAGCTAGACTTATCTGGTCTTATGAGACAACTCAAAGACAGAAAACTGAATACTGGCATGGGCGTAGGGGTGTCACGCCTGAATGGCCAGGGTGAAGCGGCTATCCAGGACTGGGTGGCCGTTTTGCGTTTAGAGGACCTTGTTTACTTATTGAAAGCGTCTGGGTATGGAACCAACACTGATACATAGGTGTATTGGATGCGGCCTATGGATATACGGAAATAGAGCGAGGTGTGAGTCATGCCAGTCTATGAGTTCAAATGCGACAGATGCGAACGAGTTAACGAAATAGAACTTCCTATGGAAGCTGCTAAAGAGATGATATGCGCCGAATGTGGCGTCTATATGTGGCGAGTGTGGGCTCCTATAGCTACACACTTTAAGGGTACTGGATGGGGTAAAGACTAATTGTGACTCAGGTCACATTAGCTACGACACGCCGAAAGGTTACGCTCAAATCATGAATAAACTTGACAGGTATGTTATGCTCAGACCGCTTGCGCGCCTGAGAGGCAGCGCACTTCGCGGACGAGCATTAGGCCGACTTATTGTCATTTTAGCGTTGCTAATGACATATAGCTTCGCTGCAGCAGAAGAAATATCACCAGCAATAAAAGAAGATAAACAGCCATTTCACATTAAGAATGTAAAACTGTATTTGTATAACAAGCTAGAGTGGGATGAGTTTCAGTGTGCTAATGAGTTAGCTATACGTGAGAGTAACTGGAGAGTAACAGCAGTAAATAGGGACTCTGGTGCGTATGGCATATTCCAGCATATGAGTAAGTATGCGCCTACGTGGGATGCTTACCAACAAATAGATAAACACATAGAATATATTCAAGCTCGTTATGATGGTTCGTGGTGTAAAGCCCTATCTCACTCATTGAGGTATTCGTGGCATTAAAGCCG